GTCAGACGGTGCAACTGGCCTAGCTCCACGAACCAGTAGTCGGTGCTGGTGTCTAGCTCAATTCTCTTGCGGTACTCCATCAAGCCTCCCTATTCGTTGTAGGAACCCGCACGTCTTGCACTCCGCTCCTAGGCAGTGCAGCAGGTGCCCTTGTTCGCATTTCTCCACGATGTCATCAGCCGCCCATAACGGGATCGGCCTGCCAGACGGCGGGTTGTATGTGCCCACAGCCTTAACGTATTTCGTCAACGAATCGTCGCCCTTGTGGTAGAGAACGATGTCTTCGTATGTCATTAGTGTAGGCAGTTCTTGTTTGATGTCAAATCTCCTTACACAGCGTAGTCACAGGCCCAGGCCACGTCGCAAAATCGGCACTTCGACGCCTCAGGCGTTGCCTCGAAGTTGCCGGCTTGGATGTTGTCTTCAAGCTCGCGGAACTTCGCGGACACCTTCTCGCGTGTCCACTCATTCAGCATCAGCGGAAGCGTGGGCTTCCCGGTGCGGCCCATCCAGTAGTCGCCCCACAGCGGCCTCGTCCCATAGGACTCAGCCAAAGCTATTGCGTAAACAGCTAACTGGAAGTCATCGCCGGGATGATTCCCGGTCTTATTATCGCGGACAACAGTCACGCCTTGCGAACTGATAACCGCGTCGATGAAGCCTCGAATCGGCACACCATCCAGGTTGATGTCGAAACCCAGTTCAATACCCGGCGTGCCGTCAGGTGCGATCCAGATTACCTCAGTCGGGTGGCTGTTGTACCAGTCGATGTACTTCACCACCTGATCCAACCCGATCTGGAACCTTCGTTCGATGTCAAGTTCGCCGTGGTAAGGCCCCGACGCAAACCACGCCTGGAAGTTAGGCGTGACCTCACATGCCTCACCAATATGCGAGGCATACGATTCGCGGAACACTTCTTGCGCGTCCTCAACGGTCATGGTGCGGCCTGACCGCTCGTAGGCTTCAGCGGCCTCATGCACCGCAGACCCTTGCGCCAGCCACGCTGCCGGCCTTTGCCACACCTTGTCGATGCGCGAAAGCTTGTACGCCTGAGGGCAACGCTCATACAGCTTTATCTGAGACACCGAACGGTGTTCTACAGTTCCCACAGTTGCCACACGGCCCTCCCAAACATCATGTTGTCATCGTCAACGGTGTCGCTGACCACTAGTGTCGCGGCCCGGAGCATGTCAGCCACATCCGTAAACATCACGTCTGTGTCCTCGACTAACACGCTCCGGTACACGATCATGTATCTTCCCCCCTGCTCACGCACTGTTTCGACTGCTGAGAACCAGCATTGCTCGAAACGTGTGAATAACCCTGTGTTAGCGGTGCAGGTCACTGGCATATCTCTTTCCGTTACGGCTCCCTAGGTGGGAACCTCCAAATCATGCGGCCTTGGTCTGACAAGTTGGTGTGCTTGTTGACCCGGATGAGTAGGTCACCGTCGCGTTTGGTGCGGCGACGGAGGGCGAACCCACCGTTGGAGGCGAAGCCGTCTATCGGCGGCAACGCCGGATCATACTCAAGTACCTGATCCTTGAGCATTTTGTAAAAGCCACGCAGACGGCTGAGTTTGTCCTCAGACATACCCTTGCCACCTGTGACCATGTATTCCCCGTGATCGCGGAGTCTGCGGTGAGCGGAGCAACGCTCTTGTTCTTTGCTGACCGTCCACGGGAAGTTGTCTTCAAGCACCTGCTGGCGTGGTGTGCGTGTGCCGTTGTAGGTGCGTGAGTGCCATGAGACTGCTTGTCGCGACACTCCGTACAGCCGTGCTATGTCTGAGCCTGTGAAGCCTTTCTGCTTCAGTTGTTCGATCACGGACAGGGAAAGCTCAGGAAGCTCGCCCTCCCCGAATGGGTTTTTGTTTGTCATGCCAATTATTCTAGCCGGCAAATTGTTTGCTGTCAATTGGCTTGCCTGCATCTAACCACACGCTCGCAAATTACGTCAAATCGTGTGCGGGTGTGCTGAACAGGCGTTATCTAACGGTCTTGAAGAATAAGTTAACTTAAGCCGGGGGAGGTCTAAAACCTCCCCCGGCTTACAGAAGAACTACCCCCCTTATATGGGTGTTGCATCAAGCGTTTGTTTCACTCAGTGACCAAGGTCACTGCCCCGACGCGGGCTGCGTCCGCGTCGGGCGTGGTGTAACACAACAGGAGTAGGCCAACAAGCACAGCGCCTACGAATCGGGTCATTTAGACCAGTTCTCCTTATCGAATAGCAACCTCTCCACGGTGGTGCAGAAGACGCCTGCGGCGCCACCCGCCTCCGACGCTAAATCCGCGAGGTGTTCCTCGCAGAAGTCACCCGACTCCTCCGCTTGGAGGTAGGCGTTGATGTCTACACGCGCAATGTGCAGCCAACGCAGCAGTTCCGCCATATCTTCGCCCTTGATTGTGAACACAGTTAAACCTCCTGATAGAAAGGCGCGGGGCCGATTTGACCCTCGCGTACTGACATGGCCCACAGCTTGTCGGCCCACTCGCTGACGTACTCAGCCAGCTTGATGACTTCGTTCCAGTCCTTCATCTCGAAGGCCCGGTAAAGTGCCGGCGAAATGTCGTCCAGGTGATCGGCGGCGTCATACACATCCCACCGCTTGACGGCGGGTTTAAACCTCGAATAGTCAGGCATCCTCTTCCTCTTCGTATTGGGCACCGTCTACGGAGTAGACGATGTTTTGAACGAGCGTGAGGTTGTCATGCCCGGTGAACGTGTACCAGCACACGTCGATCAGGTCTTGCTGGTTCCACTCGTCGGTGGATACCACCAGTTCAACCTTGTAGTAGCGGACAGGTTTCACTACTTCCCAAGCCATTACGCCTCCAATTCGATAGTGCCGGCAATCTCGTAGCCGTAGCTGACCATCCGCTCAGGCCACGTCGCCCGGAACTCGTGCTTGGACAGGTGATCCTGCGCCCACTTGACCACGGTGCTCTTCGTCACCGCAGTGTCGGAGCCGTGCTTGCCCAGCAGGTCTTTCAGGCAGCGGTTGCAGTGCGCCCGGTAGATCGTGTCGCCTGCGGTGGTGGTGCGCTTGAGAATCGTTACGGTGTCGGTCATTTCATTTCTCCTTTGTTGATGTGTCGGTCGAACAGGTCTTTCAAGCAGTGCCGGCAATCGTCGCCGTGTGAGCAGGTCATCAGTGCATCCCCGTAGCGCCACGGAACGCATACCGCAACACCACCACGGCGTAGTCCTGCTCCGTATCCGGCAGCAGAAGCTCCGCAGCCAGATGAAGCACACCGTCGCGCAGGTCAGCGTCTTCGAAACCTGACCAGACCACAGCGGCGGTGTCGAAGATGTGATTGAACTCGTACTCAGCCATACCCATTATCCATACCTATCGTTTGATGTCAAGGGGGAGGGCGAATTGCCCTCCCCCGTAGGGAACTAGACCGCAACCAACTCGCGGCCCAACACACGCTCAAGAGCGTCCAGCGTGGCCGCATCCTCGTCGGCGGTGACGCCGCGCAGAACCCGGTCGAACTGGCGGTCGATGCGGTTAGCACCACGAACCTGAACCTCGCGGTTCTGGTAGGTGTTGAACGCCTGGAACACACCGAACGCGGTGCCGTTCCAGTCAGCCACCATAGGGCTGTTCTGGTACAAGGCGTCGATGGTGTCGCGCTTGTTCTGGACACGGGTCACCGCAGCCTTCGACACCTTCTCCGGGTCAGGCAAAGCCACCAGCAGGTTCATCGTGTCAACGAACTGCTGACGAGACACCGGAATCCGCACCATGTGACGGGCGAAGTCTTGGGTGTTCTGGGCCTGCACACCCAGCAACGCCGGCAGATTGTCCATGCGCTCACCAGAGAACCGTGAACGCTTGAACTTCACCTGGGAGTTGCTACGCGCCTCCCGGCGGATTTGCGGGAACATGTTGTCGCACTTCGCGATAATCGAACCGCGACTCCAAGTGTTCGCAAGCGAACCGTCCAGCGAGGACTGGAACAGCAGGTACGGCATGAAATCCAGGCCCGTAGTGCCATCGTGCAGGTTCTCATCCATGCCGTACTGGATGAAGAACTGACGGCCACCGTTCAACTCGCCCACGGCGAGCGCCGGGGCACCGCCAGTAGCCTCGTAGGTGCGCTCCTCAAGGGATGCGTAGCTGGCACCGTTGAAGTCATCGTTGAACCGTCCCAGGTTGGCGAACGTGTCCGAACGAACAATCGACTTCACACCATCTACGATGCGGGTCATGGCCGGGGTGCCGTCAGGCAGCACGGTATCCGCGAGGGCCACGTCATCGACGGGGATGAGGTTGGCGGACGGAACCTTGATCGGCTCCCACGCAATGAGGTCTTGCACAGCCTGACGGGGGATCGCACCCTCGTAGGAGGCGATAACCTCGCCCTGTCCCATCCAGCCGCCACGCGGTGATGCGGTGGCACGGTTGGAGGTCTTGCCAATGATGATGTTGCTGATGCCGTAGTTAGGCATGGTGGTAGTACCTTTCGTTGTGGCCTGTTGGCCGGTTGATGGTTTGAATTGTAGTCGGTCGGTTGTTTGAAGTCAAATCAGCGGTAAATGGCGTAGCCATCATCCCAGTTCACGTTGTAGCCCTCAACGATGAGGGCACGCTCCGCAATGTCAACGTAGCGTTCGAGCGTTTCGATGCGATCCTCCACATCTTCGATGTCGAATGCGGCGTCGGCAAGTTGCATCAAATCCCACCACGGTTCACCACGCGCACCGGACACGATTTCCGTTGCGTCGGAAACGAACTGGTGGTAAAACTCGTCTGTGCATAGGCCGGCACGGGACTGTACTACGGCGGCGACGGTGCCTTCGGGCAGGTTGTCGCGCAGGTTCATCACGTTCATTCGTTCTCCTCGTAGTTCAAGCTATCTATGGCATACCATCCGTGTTCACACATCAGGTCGGCTACCCGATCAGGGTCAGCTCCCCTCAATTCCTCAGGTGTAAACGCGGCTACTGCGTAGCCTGCATCCCACAGAACTCTAAGTGCGTCAATCGGTTTCATATCCGTAACCTTCCTCGTATTCGTTAATGGTGCCTCCGCACCACGGGCAGTCCTCGCCCTCACACAACAGGCAGAAGTCATCTTCGCCTTCGAACCAGATTTCGTCAGCATCGTCTGCTGACCACACAAACGGCATGGTTAGACCTTCTTCCGAATAGTCCGAACAAATTGGTTGGTATCAAGCCTGAATCCGCAGCCCGAACACTGCGCCTTATGTGCCGGCGAATACCTGTACCAGCTAGGCGTACACACCGGGCAGCTTTTCGGGTCAACTTTCTCCACAGCTACACCTCCTTCTTCCAGTCGGAACGCTCGCCCTTGCCGGGGTACTTCCGGGCACGGGCCTTGTTCTTAGGCTTACGAGCAGCGGCAGCCTGAGCCTTCCGCCGATCATCGTGTTCCCTGCCGCTGTTCATATCCTCATCCTCCCATGTTGGTTCGTTTGATGTCAAGTCAGGCCACAAAGACGCGGCCCCACGGTGTCAGCAATGCGTAGAAACTGCCGTCGAACGGAACCTCACCGTTGAGGTACACAAAGCTGGTGTATTTGTAGGGGTTGTAGGTGACCTGCAACCCAACCTGCTGAACCGCGTTGCTGAAGTTCTCCCAGCGGTGGTCGGTGCGGTCAACGAGTTGACCCACCATGCCGGCGTGGACGTTCTTCTTCCGCTCACGCAAGACTCGCTGGCGTCCAGCCTCGCTGACCTTCGA